ATGAGCGAGCGAAAACTCACCGACGACGAGTACGAGGACCTGTTCCGGGCGGTGAAAGCCTGGCGACGCGACCTGGCCATGGCCGTACTCAGTTTCACCGGGGTATTCAGCTCCCCCAGCTACGACAAGGCATGGCCCCGCCTGCACAAGAACTGGCAGAGGATCTGTGAGCTGGACCTCGACCTGGCCGCCAAGCTCACGCACGGCATGAACCAGGTCGCCGCGATGATGGACCATACAAACGAGCCGAATAGCCCGGTAAATCACCGGCACGGCATGCTGCGCGAGTACGTCGGGATGGCGGAATTCGCACGGGACCGCCATCCCGACGCTCCCACCGAGACAGTCGGCGAATTGATCGATCTCGCCATAAAGACCATTCAGAAGGAGATCGACGAGGATCTCGCATAATTCCGCCCCGAACTCTGGCCCCGGTCGACTACGGCCGGGGCCTCTCTCGGGCTAGCGGTGGTTACGATGAACTCGGGCCTGTAGCTCAATCAGAAGAGCGGCAGTCGTTGGCTGCGATGTCGGTGCGAGTCCGGCCGGGTCCACCAGTTTTACGTCACGAACGTGCCGCGACCGTGCACGACGGTCAGCCGCTTCTCGGCGCGCAGCTCGGCGACCGCCCGGCGGATGGTCACCCTGGCCACGCCGTACAGCTCGGCCAGCTCCGGCTCGGCCGGCACCCGCGAGTCCTTCGGCAGGTCTCCGGCGTCGATCATGGCCGTGAGGTCGTCGGCGACCTGCCGCCACAGCGTGACCGGACCATCGTGGTCGATGCGGTCGGCGCGGCTGGTCCAGGACATGCCTCCAACGTAGACAGTCCCTGACCTGCGAAAACAACGTGATATGTCCCATGATGTCTTAACATGTTCTATCCTGACCTGCATGTCCTCTACGGCCGGTAGTCAGTCGGAACCCTCTGCGGGGGTGAGATGGGTCGCGATCTCCAATGACCCGCCGGCCGTGCTGCTCGACGGCGAGGTCTGGCTCGTGTGTCCGCTCCGTGGTTTCGACTGCGCCCGCGTCCCTCAGCAACCGTTCGGCGAGTCCTGGGGCCTTGACGTGCTTGCCGTGCACGTCGCGCTCCACCACCGCACCTGGCGCTAACCGCGCCAGAGGTACCCCGCGCCTGCCGTGAGCAGCACGGTGGCCGCTGCGGCCACCTCCGGCGGGACCTCCAGGCCGAACAGGCCCGCGATCCACACCAGGAGGACGGTGGCCGCCCCGGCGGCGGTCGCCGCGATCACCTTCGGCGTCGGCTTGAGCGACGCGGTCATGACGCGTCCTTGAGTTCGACGCCGAGCACGCCGGGAAGCGAGCCCGGTGCCCAGCCTTCCTGGACCTCGGAGTTCCCCCCGGCGAGCTGGATCCGGTATTGCAGGTTCTTCAGGTCGACCTCGTTCTTCACGTGTCGACGGACGATGCCGTTGCCGGCGAAGACCTTCGGCCACGACGAGCCGGGCTTGTCCTTGGCCTCGCGGGCGAGGATCAGGTCCTGGAACGGCTTCACGTCTTCCTCCTCGATCGGCCCGCCTGCGGCGAGCTGGTTGACGCTGGGGATGGCCTCGTAGGCGTAGCCGCCGGGGCAGGCGGTTGACTTCAGGTCGCGGTGCCCGCCGTCCAGCCGTGGCGTGTCGATCCAGCCGTGTTGGTGGTCGTGCTGCAAGCACCAGGCCAGCGCCCGGACTTGCGCGACCGTGGGGCGCTGGACCTCGTAGTTGCCGACCAGGCAGTAGCCGACCGCGACCGTGTTGCGGTCGGCGGTGTGCGAGCCGACGCGGTCGATGCTGTGACCCTCGAAGATCAGCCCGGCCGGAGTGATCAGCCGGGTGTAGGAGATGCCGCCGCCGAACCGGCGCTGGCCGATGTCCTCCAGCGCGCGGATCGCGGCGTAGTCGTCGTCGAACGGCGGCACCAGGTCCGGCGCGATGGTGACGCTGTGGTGAAGCCACGACTGGGTGGCCGGCAGCCGGCGCGTGCCGAACCCGTTGGCGTAACGGGCGCCCCACCGGGCCCGGTTGATGATCTCCATCAAGCCACCCGCTTCAGACGCATCCACGAATTGATGTTCACCACGGTCGCGGTCGCGCTGGACGTGTTCTGCGCCCACTTGAACTGGAGCGTGCCTGACGTGCCCGAGGTGACCAGCGTTCCCTTGGGAGCACACGACATTTGGGTGCCGAAGTTGGTGGGCACGGCTCGGGGCGCGCCCGCCGCGAGTACCTCGGTGACCACGTTGTACTGGCTGCTGCCGGCGGTGTTCGCGCCGAAGTTCGTCCACACGAACGTCGAACCGGCCGGGCCGGTGAACTGCATCTTGAGGTCGCCGGCCCCGGCCGCCGCACCGTTGTAGAGGAGGAGCGAGTCGTCCAGCACATAGACCGCGTTCGCGGCCACGGCGAACGCGAAGTCGTCGTCGTTCTGGAGCGCGGTGGAAGATGTGACGGACTCGTTGGCGGGCTTGCGGATGAACAGCGCCGGGTCGTCCTTCGCCGCAATCGCCGCGTCGACGAGTACGAGCTTGGCTTCCAGCGCCAGAGCGAGCGCGGCGAACTGGTTCGGGCCGTGCGGGGAATCCCCGAGACCCGGATAAGGCAGCGCGTAGATGGGTGTTGCGGCCACAGGACTCTCCTATTCGGACTCGTCGATGATCGCGAACGCGAACGGCCCGGTGCCTGAGACTGTTTGCTGCCAGTCGAGCTGCTCGGTGGTGATGGCCGAGATGTCGTCCGGCGTGCACCATCCCCCGATGGCGATCGTTTCCATGGGGAATACGAGTTCGTCGTTCTCCACGGGAATCGTGCGGCCCATCACGGTCTCGACCTCGGCGAGGTTGTCGCCGGTCCATTGCACGTACGTCCGCACCGCCGGGCGGACGAGCACCTTGCGTGTCGTCATGTTCTCGGTCTCCTAAACCCTCGTGTAGATGGCAAACCCCGTGAGGTGCCCTTGGTTGAATGCGCTGGCCGCCCACGGGCCCGCGCCGACCATCGCGCGGCCCTCGACCAGGATTGTGCTGCCGGGGGTGACCGCGCCCTCATCGGACAGGGACGCGCTGACGAACCCGATTCCGTTGGCCGCGATGCTCTGGAGGTTCTGCGAACTGGCCGCGCCAAGGGTGGTGATCCACACGGACGTGTACAGGTAGGCGGCTGCCAGCGTGCTGTTGCGGCCGGTGAGGTGGTGGTTGACGTGCACGAGCGCGCGGTTTGCCCACGCGGGGACGGTCAGCGTGGCACTAACCACGGTGGCGTCCGAGGTGGTGACCGCGAAGTTGACGCTGTCGGCGTAGAGCGGTTCGGAACTGATCGACGCCGAGGCGAACTTCGTCGATCCCGACTCGACGACGCGGCCGACGATGAACAACTTTGTCCGGATCTTCAGCAGGACGACGACATCACCCACCGCGAGATTCGTGGTGTCGCCGATATTGAGCATGGGGAGATCCCGCAACGGTGCGCCTGCGACCATGACAAGGTTCTCGCCGGTGCTCGGGTCGAATTCCAGGACCATTCCCGAGTGGAATCCGACACCCGGGTCACCGCCGCCGAAGAGAGGCGCGATGTCGTCGGCCTTCACGATTCCACCCCAATGTCGACGGTGGTCTGATCGCGGGTGGTGCCGGTCATTGCCTGGGTGACGTCGAGCGGGATCGTGAGTTTGTCGACCACGTGGCGTTGCACCGGGCGGTTGTCGGCGTAGGTGATCTCGATCGGGTCCTCGACCTCCAGGGCGGGATTCGTGACGGTCCGGAAGTCGACCGAGTACGGGAGACCGAGTTGTCCCCGCAGGATGGACGCGGCAGCGGTGGACGCCTGCGCCACGGTTGTGATGAACGGGGAGCTGAAGAACCGGGGGACCTTGCCGAACGGTCCGCCCCACCGAGTGGGGCTGGTTGGGGCCAGATCACGCGCCACGGCCCGAACAGGCGCGTCGGTGCCCGGAGCCTCTCCGGTGGCCACCACCGCGTTGTAGACGCCCTCACGGCTCCGTTCGCGACTCAAGGCGACGAGCACCCCGTCGGGACCGTGGTTGATGGTCCACACCGGCGCGGTGGTGTCCGGCGGGTCCTTGACGACCAGGACCCCGCGATGGTCCCAAAACCACCGCTTGCCGAGTGCCTTCACCATGTCGTCGAGGAAGTTGTGCCGGTCCTGCTCGGCGATGTGTGAGCCGGGGAACGTGCGGGCACCGGCGTCGAAGTCGAACTCGATGACCGCGCTCGGGTAGACGTCGAGCACGAGCGTGTCGAACACCGTGGACACCGCCGTCGCGGCAAGGAACTGGACCGGCGCTTCCAGTCGTGCGTCGATGAGCCCGGCCATGCGGTCCTTGCCCGGCACCCGCACCGTGCCGTCGGGCACTTCGTTCTGTTCGACCGATTCGATCCGGTAGTAGCCCAGGGACACCCACTCGACCGAGCCGCCGGTGATGACAACTCCGCGCTCGACGAACAGCTCCGGGCCATACGGGTTGAGCGGGTCGTCCGGTGTGTCCGGCCACAGGTCGCCGTCGGTGACCACGTCGCTGGTCGCGCGGATCTTGGCCGAGGAGTCGAACTGGACGTCTCCGTCGATGACGGGGATCACCGTGCCCGCCGGGCTGGTGCCGGTCGGGAAGCCGGTGACGATCGTGGCGCGCACGCGCTCGGCCGCCGACCCGCGCAGGATCCGCAGGAACTCTGGGGAGACCGGCCTCATGAGACGATCACGTCCCCGGGCGCGGCGATGCCGTTCACGACGTCTTGCCAGGTGGAGTTGTCCGCGATCTCGTCGGCCCACGTGGCGTAGGTCGCGATGACCGACGCCCACGTGTTCGTCGCGCCGACGACGTCCGGGCCTGGTGCGGCGACCTCGGTCATGGGCAGCGTGAGGTAGCGGCGTCCGGAGGTGCGGGACTTCTTGCCGATCGTGACGTCGCCGATGACCACGTACCCGCCCGGCACGTCGGAGTCGGCTGGCACGTGCACGAGCACCGGATCACCGGCGGCCAGACACAGGTCGAGTTCGTCGCTCTCGGCGACCGTCTCGGCCTTGATCTCGACCGTCCACGCGCGACCGAGACGGAGGTCCGTGCGCGCGATCGGGTAGGTCCGGCCGATGATCGGGAAAATGCCGTTGCGTGCCGGGCGCTCGATGTCGGAGAACTCGGTGACGGTCACCGGCCGATTCAGGAACGGTCTGCTGAGGTTCTTCAGCCACACACCGCCCAGCGCTGGCGTGATCGAGTTGGACTGGTTGGTCAGCGCGTGTTGGAACACGAGGGTGGCGGCACGGCTGATCGCCGATGCACCGCCGGTCACCGCGAACGTTCGGGCGGTGAGGTTGCTGAACACGGTGGCGTGGGCCAAGATCCGGTAGTCCCACACGATCCCCTGATCGTCGCCGGTGATGGTGTCCGGCTCATCGATCTCGGTGCCACCCGACACCACCGCAACAGAGGTCCAGTCGTCCTGCTTCCAGCCGGCCCACAGGTTCAGGCCACCGGCCAGGTTGGATGGCAGCGTGATCGCGGGCGCGACGATGTCCTGCGCGGAACCGTTCAACTGGACGGTCGGCACGCCGAACGGGGTCATGTCGACGCCACGGAACGCGGCGATCTGCGCCGAGGTGTCCGCGTTCGCGACACCACCGGCGAACGACACCGTGGGTGCCGACTCCGACGCACCAGCGGGTTTGCCGAACAGACACATGTTCCCGGCGTCGGCGAGCTTCGTCCACCCGGCAGGCGTGTTGGGGACTCCTGTGCCGCTGTTGCGGATCGCGGCGAGCAGGAACATGGCGTCGCCCGCCGCCAATCCTGCCGGCAGGCCGGGGACGACGCTCGCGTTGTTGCCGTGCGCGACGGTCCCTGCCGCGACGAACGACATCGCTGCGGTGTAGGTGGCCCGGTAGTAGTTGAGGGTGTCCGGCGCGAATTCGTAGTCGTCCACGGTGGCCATGACACCGGCCGTGACCGGAACGTCCACACCGCCCCGGACCGTGGTCCAGGTGATCTGGTTGGTGGACCGCTCGACCACCGCCGTGACGGCGTCGCCGAGTCCGGTGGCCGCGATCTGCACGCGCGAGAGCGTGGTGTCGTAGATCAGGGTGACGCTCATCGCGATCCCGTTCCCGCCGACGCGCGCCGCTTGGTCTGCCGGTCGTTTTCCTTGACCGTGCGGTCAATGCGGCCCTGCAACTGCTGACCGTCGATGGTGATGAACACCGCGACATCCCCGCCGTCGCCGAGCTGGTGGTTAGGAATGACGGTGCCGCTGGAGTTCCCCATCTTCAGGAACTCCCGCCCGCGCTCACCGACCTCGTAGATTTGTCCGGCGAACACCGGGCCACCGGTGGCGCGGTGATCACCGGCGATTTGGTGCCCGCCCGAAGAGACACCGACGCGCAGGTCCACGATCTTGGATGCCGGAATGTTGCGGATCAGGTCGGCGAATTCGCGTGCCCGCTGGCGTGCGAAGTTGTCGTCCAGGGTCACTCGCGTTTGGACGGCGGTCGGGATCAGCTTCAGTTGGTTGGCGAGATCGTTCGCCTGGGTTTCGGTGTAGCCCATCTGGATAGCGGTCGCGATGAACTTCTGCCGCGACACTTCCATGGTCCGGGACAGTTGGTCGCTGCTCGCGCCGTTCTTCGCCTGCGCGTCGATCAGGTCATAGGTCCCGTTCGCGATGTCATCAAGCACCGCGTTGTTCTTCCGCCCGGCCTCGGTGTTGTTGTCGATGCCGTAGCCGTTCTCCTTCACCGCGTTCGTGGCCTCGGTGAATGTGTCGATCAGCGAGCGCTCTGCCTCGCGCTGGCCTAGCACCTCGCCGGCGGCCTCGCGCATGAGGTCGATCTGCTGCTGCAACGCCTCGATGTTCTGCTCGATCGCGGTCGTCGCGTCCTGGGTCGCGCCCGTGGACCCCTCGGTGGCGTCGTGCTGGCGGTCGATGGCCTCGCTGTCCTGCTCCCGGACACCGATCGCGCCGTCCACTTCGGACTGCAACCCACGGTAGGAGTCGATCTCCCGGTCGATGTCGGACGCACGGTTGGCATCCCCGGCGGCCAGCGCGGCGTCCTCCTCCTCGTTCAGATCTTTGATGTGCTGGCGGATCTGCGCGTTGAGCCTGGTCCGCGCGTCGTTGTTGCCCAGGTAGGCGTCCGTCAGGTCTTGTGTGGACACGCCGTGGGCCTCCACGACCTTCAGCAGCCCGGACTCCTCCAGCGCGGCGGCAGCGGCGGCACGGGTGCGTTTGTTGAGCTGCTCGTTCTCCTCGTCGAGAACCTTCGCCACGTCTTTCGACGCGGCGGCCAGCTTCTGCTGTCGGTCCTCCGCCTCGGAGGTGTGCCCGCTGAACAGCGACAGGGCAACACCGATGACGGTGGCCACTAGACCTATCGCGCCCATGGACAGGGACGCCACCTTGGCGGCTGTCGACAGCGCCGCGAACGATGTGCCGAGTCCGATGGTCGAGCCGCGTGCGAGGCTGGCGAGCCCGTTCCACGCGGAGGTGGTGGCGTTCACCAACTTGACCGCGCCATGCACGAGCAGCCATGTCGCGGCCAGGCCGCCGAGAGCGGCTGCGAGCGTCACCACGAGCCCCTGGTTTTCCTGGAGCCACCCGATAACGTCGGACGCTACCGATAGGACGGAGTTCAGCGCCGGGAGCAGATCGGTTAGCAGTTCCTCGGACAGATTCCCGAACTGATTCTGTAGTTTGAGCACCTGTCCGGCGGTGGTCTCGCCGAACGCTTTCGCCGAGCCGCCGAACTGTCGGGTCAGCTCGGCGAGAATGACCTTCTGCGCACCCATCACATCGCCGGACTCGACCAGCGCCTTGATTTGCGCCTTCTGCTGCTCGGTGAACGTCACACCGACCTTCGTCAGCGCACCGACGCCACGGATCGGGTCATTCAGCGCCTTCCCAAGCAAGGTCGCCGCGCCGGACATGTCCTTGCCCGTGGCCACACTCAGATCGGTCATCAACATCGTGGCCTGGTCAAAGACATCGTTGCCCTTGCCGACCTGGTTGGTGATGTTGCCGTACGTGAGGAGCAGGTTCTGTCCCGTTTGGACCTGCTCCATCTCGATGCCGGAGAGTGCCTCGATCTTCTCGGCATACGCGGTGATGTGTCCGGTGTCGGTCCAGGCCACCTGCATCGACTTCAACACCGTGTCGGTCTGTGCGGCAAGGCGCTGCACGTTCATCATGGACGCGGCGGTCTGCCCAACCCAAGCAGCGAACGCGACCCCCATTGTGGCGAGCGCGAGTTTCGCTCCGGTGCTCATGCCCTTGAAGCTTTTGTCCAAGTCGCCGACGGACTTCCTGCCGCGCTGGGCCATGTCGTTCAGGCCACGGCTGTCGCCGTCGACCTTGATGCGGATTGTGCGCTCGCCAGCCATCAGCCGCCCTCCCCGAACTTGCGGATGATCGCGTCGGCGGCCTTGTTCCACTCGGCGGCGATCCTCGCCCGCTGGTCCTCGACAGCGGGGAAGAACCAGTAACCCTGCTGTCCGTTGTGGGGACGGAACTGAAGCCCGGCCGACTTGTCGTACCGCGCGTTGGCATACCAGCCGGAGCGCTGGTCCATGCCGAATTCGGAGCCGAACAGCAACTGGTACGCCGCTGCCCGTGTGGAGGTGACCCGCTTGGAACCGCCGGCCTGCACAGCGGGAACACGGTCCTTCGCGACCTTCACGGTGGTGGCGACCGCGCGGGACTGGGCGTCGTCTGCGTTCCTCTTGGCCGCGACAACCAATGTCTCCGCGATCTTCAGCGACGCCTCACGCAATTCCTGGCTGGCGTCCTTCGGGAGTTTCCGGAACGCGGCCAGGGTTTCCTTCACGCCGTCGATGTGGACCTTCACGGTCAACGCCTGCTTTGCCATCCCCGCCACCTCCTCACCCGCTGTACTGCACGCCGTCCGACTGACCGGTCGTGCTGGCTGGTCTGCTGCGTTCCTCCATCAGCTCGATGGCGGTCGCGATGGACCGCGCGCCTTCCTCTGCCCACACCCCAGGGGGAATGCCGGTGACAAGCGCAAGCTCGATCACCCGTCGCTGGACACTCCCCCGGGGGTAGGGATGACGGTCTCCTCGTGTGCGAAGTGGAGGATGAACTCCTGCTCGAACTCGGGGAGCTTGCAGTCCACAATCGACTGCCGCCGCCCGGCGATGTGGCACAACCGGTACAGGGCGGTCATCCGCATCTCGGACAGCAGCTCGACGTAGCGTTCGTTGGTGCGGGAGGTCTTCTCCCACACCACCACGTCGCGGCTGTCCGCCCGGACCTCGAACCGCTCGCCACCGTCGGCCGGCTCCACATCGAAAACCATCACAGCGCCACCACCGCCCGGGTGACGCTCGCGACCGCGCTGTAGTCCACATAGGCGCGGCCCTGGTCGGCCCCGGAGGTCCGGCCGAACACATCCTTCGGGAACGGGCCGAGGAGCGCGGTCTGTCCCGCCGCGACGGCGACCACCAGCTCGGAGACATCGAGCCCCCGCACCGTGGCCGGGGTCTGCACCGTGACGTTGATCGATCCGCCTGAGCCATTCATGACCCACAGACGGACCTTGCCGACGTCGATGACGTCTCCGTCGACCGTGGGCGCGGTGAGCGCCGGCGCGAGCTTGTAGCCGACTGCCGTCTGCGTGGTGACCGACACGCGCGCCATCAGGCACCCGGCCGGGAGAAGACGGGGTCACCGACGCACTTGAGGGTGATGGCGCTCTTCTCGGTCTTGCGGATCTCGCCACCGACCGGAGGAGCCTTCAACTTCACCGTCCCGGTCCAGCGGACGTGAGAGTCCACGTCGTCCGGGTGGTGGTCGAGCACGAACGCGGCTTCCTCGCCGGAGTGTTCCCACAGGAACGTCGAGATCCCGGTCACGGTCCAGTCGCTGAGGAATTCCAGTTGCAGCGAAGGATCGCTATCTCCGTCGTCGATGACCTGGCCAGGACCGTAGGTGTAGATTCGCTCACCGTCGGGAATGCCGGGATCGACATTCCAGTTGGTCAACTGGAGTTCGTAGCTCTCGCTGTCGAGGGTGAACTCGACTTGCTTGAGCTTCTTGGAATGCGGGGACGTCACGACAAGCTCACCTCGACCTGAATTTGGTAGCAGAGCATTTCTTGGGTGCCCGCATCGAATTTGTTGGGAACAGCGGAGGTGACGACCGCGTCATCCACAGACTCGATCGCGGCGACGACAGCGGGCACGAGCGTCTCCAACAACTCGACGCCCCGATCGTCGAAACTCACGCACACGATCACGCCGAAGTGCGCGTCGGTGGGCAGGGGACTCGACGACTCCCAGACGAGCACCGGCAGGGTCAGGAACGCCGCAGGCGGACTGTCCAACCCGGACGGGCTGTCGTGCACCCGGAGGTCCGGAACGGTCCGGAGAGCGGCGTTCAGGTCGTTGCGGGCGTCCCGCACGGCCGTGGTCACGCGAACCGCGCAGGGGCGAACCGGCCGATGCCGAGCATCCGCTCAACGTCGGGGTCGAAGCTCGCCACCCGGGCCGCGCCGAACTCGCCCATGGTGATCATGCCGTCCGGCGACTGCCGACGCTGGAAGAACCGGTAGGCCAAACGAACCGTGCCGAGCACGAGATCGGCGCTCGGCTCAGGCTTCTCCGACAGCGGGTCTCCGCTGAGGTTGAAGTCCGAGCCGCGCACCCGCTCCACGTAGGACACGGCCGCGTCGAGGTCGAGGGTCAGCTTCGCGTCGTCCCGGCTGTCGGTGATTCCCCGGTCCGTCTTCAGCAGCTCCAACGTCGGCGGCCAGTCCATCAGTTCGCCACCACCAGGCCGAGCGCTTCCAGCCGGGTGATCACGAGGTTGATCGCGGCACGCGCCTCGGCGTCCGTGGTGGCACCGCCGGTCGGCGCGGTGATCGCGGCGAGGGGAAGCGCGAGCGGCGCGCCGCCGACGACCGACACGCCCTTTTCCAGGAAATCACTCAGGTCGGCCATGATCAGGACTCCCTACGGGGTGGTGTCGATCTCGACGCGCTTCACGGACTTGGTGCCCTGCCGGACCTTCACGGCGCAATATCCCCAAATCCCCAAGACAATGGACTCCGGGCCGGCCACCTCCTCGAAGCGGAAGCGCAGAACGTTGGACTCGAACAGCAGCACGTCCGACGCACGGATCGCAGCGAACACGTCCGGGTCGCCGTCGCCGAACATTCCGTCTGTGGCCACGATGCCGAGACCGCGGATTCGACCGTCGACCGCGACGGAGCCAACACCCACGACATTCATGGGACCAGCGGTCTCCTCCGGCACCAGCGGCCGCCCAGCGGAATCCTTCAATTTCAGGTATTCCCCCCACCTGTCGACGGTCATCGCGAGGATGTTCGCCGGCAGCTTCCGCGCGGAGCGCACCGCGATCGCGGCACGGACCGCGAGGTCCGACCCGTTGGTCTCGACGGTGGTCATCGTGCGGAACAGAGCTTCGGTCGTGGAGATCGCCGTGCCGACGGCGATGATGGCCGCGCCGCACTTGTTCTCCACCTTGAGGTCGTAGACCTCCAGCAGGTCGCCGTAAATGAGCAAATCGACCGCCGGGGAAGACATATCGTACATCTGTCTGCTGATTGTTTGTTTGCCCGAGGTGGGCTTCGGCGTGACCGTGTCCACGTCGGTGTCAAAGGCGTCCTCACCGTTCACCGGGTCGTTCTCGGCCGCCTGCTCGCCAACCACGGCATCGGTGCCGGCGGTCTGCTTGGGCAGCGTGATCGGGCGGGGGTCGTCGCCGAGCGGGATGTTCCGCACCGCGTTGGCCAGCGCCCGACCTTGCCGGGCCAGCTTTTCGTATTCTTCGCTGAGCCATCTCGGCGGGACCAGGCCGACGCCCTCGCCGGCCGTGTCGAGCGCGCGGGAGTGCTCGCGGAGGCGGGTTGCCGCAGTCTGGTCGTCGTTGATGCGGCTCCTGTAGATGTCGCCGAAGAACGAACGCTGACCGCCCTCCTTCAAGGACCGGTAGTGACCCGGGTCGCGGTCCTTCGCGGCGGTGTTGCCGAGGCGCTGTGCGCCGTTCTGGTCGCCAGCGCCTCGGTTCTCGGTGTCGTCGTCACCGTCCTCGGTGGACGCTCCGGCGATCTTCGCGCCGAGCTGGGCGACGGCAGCGGAGCGGGTCTCCAAGTCGGTGAGTGACTCGATCTGCTCGGCCAGCGCGCGCATCTGCGTGGCCTGGTCGGTGATGGACACCAACTCGCTGTCGGTGAGGTCGCGGTTCTCGGTCGCGGCGCGGGTCTGGAGACCCTGGGTGCTGGACTTGAGCGCGTCGAACTGCTCGCGCAAACGCTTCAGGTACGGATTCACGTTGTGTCCTCGGGGGAAGAGTTGATCCACTTCCCGAGGTGCCGCGAACCCTGCGGCCGGGTGCCCGCTGAGCGGGGGTGCGACCAGAGGCGAACCGGGGTGTCGGCTTCGTCTGCCCGTCAGGATACCCCAACTTCGAGTTAACTAGAGGTGTGAGACGTCCCGTTGCGTCGGCGCTCCGGCCATACGAAGTCCGGGACGGGGATCCCCCGGTCCCGCAACAGTCCCTCCACCACGGCCAAGTGCCGGCGCAACGCGCCCATTTCCCGCCGGGTCTCGGTCAGTTCCTTGGTCATGGCCTCCATCTCGCCGTGCACGAGCGCGACCACTCCGGCGGCCGACTCCGTGATGACCTTGGAGGCGTCCGCCCCGACCCGCTCGACCTCGGCACGCACCTTCTTGCGCTGGGACCAGGTGAGGATCAGGGTGCCGATCAACGAGAGCACGCCGGTGCCGGCGAGCACGGTCACGAGTGCGTTCATCACTCAATCGCCTCCCAGCTACGGACGTTCGCCTTGACGAAAGTGCGCAACGTTTCGCGATGGATCTGGGATGTGTTCTCCAGCACCAGAAACTCACCGCGAACCACCAAATGCGACAGCTCGTTGATGGTCTCCACATCGCCGTTCGAGAACACAATGCGCCAGCGACTGGGCCTCACGGCGTCCCACCTTCCATGTCGGCCAGCTCACGGCGTAGCTGGGTGAGCGAGCGGTAGACCTGGACGAACCGCACCGCGAACGCCACGGCGGCGGCTGTGATGATGCCGGCCGAGACAACCGCGCGAGAGCCGCCGGCCGCCCATGCTGCGGTGGCGTAGGTGGCGCACATGAGCGCCAGCGGGAGGTCCGCGACCAGCTCAAGGTAGAGCGGGACGAGCGGGTTGGCTCGTGCACGCCACACGGCGGCGAGCAGCACCAGCATGCCGCCGGCGAGCACCGTGACCGCCCACACGACGACCAGGGAGCGCGGTAGCGCCGCCGCGAGACTGCCAGGCCGCGCAGCACCGGCGAGCACGGACAGGCCGGACAGCACAAGCAGCACGGCCACGAGGACCTGGTGTGGGTGCCGGCGCGCGGCCACTCGGGTCACGGCTACACCGACAGGACGGGGAGTTGCGCGAGCAGTTGCCTCGCTTGGTCCAGGTTGGACGATCCCGCCGACCGGGCCTGCTCGGCACCGCAGGTGCAGCCGCACTCCGCACACCCGGCGTCGGCGTGCCGGGAACGCACGCCGGATGCGGTAGCCAGTTGGCCGTAGGCACCCTGCATGACCACGGCGACCTCGACCAGGTCGGCCTTGGTCCGCCGGATCGTGCCGTCGCGCTTGCGCTGGTTCCCGCTGGGGTGCTCGCGGAAAGTGATCGACAGCTCGTCGAGCGCACCATCGCGGACCAGCTCGATTGTCTCGTCACCCATGGGTGTGCGGGATGCGCGGAGTTCCACGTAAAGCCCGCTGCTGTCGTCGCGGAGCAGTTCGGCACGGCCAATTAACGTGCCGCCGAGCATGAAGTGCTCGCGAGAAAACTTGACCCTGTGTGCGGCATTGAACTGGTGCTTGAACGCGCCGGGCGCGAATTCCTCGCGGAGATAGTCGTCGATCTGCATCGGCGCGTTGTACGGCACCGCGATGCCGTAAACGACGCGACCGTCCCCGCCGGACCGGACCTGTAGATCCGGCATGTACGACCGCGTGATCAACTCACCCATGACTGGTCCCCCTCCGTGCTCGGCTTGACGCCGTCGCCGCGACGGCTGGCGAAGTGGCCGGCGCACAGCCCGAGGCGCTCGGGCTCGCGCGGGCATCCGGAGATCCGGCACTCGGCTTCCTCGATCGGATCGACCACGCCAGCGATGCGGAGGGCGCCGGGCTCCTCTGGCTCGGTGCCGCCGTCCTGCGGCTGTGTCGGCGTCTGCGGCTCGCTCTCCACCGCCGGGGTGTTCCGGGCGGCGCGGCGGGTTCGCTGGGCGCTGGCGGCCTTCCTGGCGTTCACGGCTGGTCCTCCGGAGGGGTCTCGTCGGTTATGTCGGTCGTGTCAGGCGCGGCGGCCGGTTCGGCGGGTACGGCCTCCGGCGGGAGCGGTGGCTTGCGCTCGATCGCCCGAACTTCATTGATCGTCGCGAACCTGTTCTTCAGGGCGAGTTCGTGTCCCTTGAACCTGGTCAACTGGTCAACACGAAGCAGCTCGTCGAGGTCGGGTTCGACCCGGGTGCCGCGTGGGAATGCCAGCGAGAGCGCCTGCTTGAACCGCGCGAGGTGCCCGTTCAGCGAGAATTTCAGGAGATTGACCGCGTCCTGCTCGATGTTGCTGTACTGGCGCGCGGAATTCATGCCGCCGAGCCATCCGACCGGCAGACCGAAAATCAGCTCGATCTCGGTGAGCTGATAGCGACGTGCCTCGATCAGTTGCATCTCCTCGGGATTCCAGGAGAGCGGCTCGAACGACATGTTCGCATTCAGCGCCGCAACTGTCCGGTCCCGCTGCGATCGCAACCATGCCGCTTTGTTCGCGGCCAGATCCTCCGGGGTGGTGTCCGGGTTGTCGTCCTTCAAGTACCCCGTCGGCACACCGTGATTGGCGAGGTTGGACGCTTGCCGCATCTGCTCCAGCGACAACCCGAGTGCTCCGCCGGAGAGATGGTTCTCCAGGACGCCCATTCCCTTTACCGCGCCTGGTTCACACGGACCTTTGACATGGAACATCTCGTGCCGGTTGAACGTGAGTCCGCCGATGCTGTATTCGAGTTCTCCCTTGGGGAGCGGGGAATACGAGTTCTCGTCGACGCGACGGACACCTACCCACGACGCGGGCACCGGCAGAACCGCCGTCGGATATCCCATGCGATCCCGTGCGGCCCAAACGCCCACGGCGTTGCCATTCCAGACCAAGTCCAGCGCCCACGAGGAGAAAGTGTTCATCCGCGTTTCCTGTGGGAATGGCTGATCGAGCAGGGGTGGTGTGGGGAGTTTGTCGATCGGGTTGTCCCCGCGTTCCCGGTAGGCGTCCCATGGGAACGAGCCGATGAGGTCCGCGAGCAGGTTCGCCGCGCGCCAGGCTCCCGGGATGGCCATCGCACCGCGATAGCGGGAGCCGGCGACCCCGGACCCATCCACGGCCACACCGTCGATGATGGCGAACTCGGTGATGGCGCGGTTGTGCGCGGGTGCCTGCGGGCGGTTGCGGGTGAATGCCTTACCGAGGCCCATGTCAGGCCACCATCTCGGCGACGATGCCGAACGCGAGCGCAGCGATCCCTCCGGCCAGGAACGCCCACGCGAGGCCGGCGAGCAGCAGCACGCCGACCACGACCCCGGCAGAGCCCATGATCTGTACGGCGGTCGGTCCGTGCATGCGCCGTAGGACCTTGCCGAGCCCGCTCACCGCAGCTCCAACGCGACCCGCACGAAGCAGTCTTTCGCCTCCAGCAGCTTGCGCAGTCCGGCGGTCAGCTCAGGACCGTCCGGGAGAGACGTGATCATCGCGTCGGCCAGCTCCTCACACCGCGCCGACGTGGAACGCAGGGGCCCGGAGGGCAGATGCGCGTAGTCGAAGTACCGCGCGATCCCCTGCGTGCTGGGGTGCCGGTGGGACAGGTCTCGCATGTGGACTCCTCAAACGATGACTGACCGGGGCCGCTTGGGCGGCGGGGGTGGGAGGGTGCGGGCCAGGCTCAGCGCACCCGCGACGGCATACGCGGCGTCGACGTGACCGGCGCCCGTGCGGACGAATCGCCAGGTGTCGCCGAGGAAGAGCTTTTCCGAGCTGGTGACGTGCGCGGCCAGCAGCTCGTCGCCGTTGTGCCGCACCTGGCCTGCCGTGACCTGCTCGCCGAGTTGCATGCACACCGGCCCCACACCTGTGCGGATCTCCTCGACGGTGACGCCCTGCGGCGGCCAGTCGGGGCGCTCAGCGAGATCGGGAGCCACGGCCGCGCTCGGGCCGCCGGGGAACCAGCCGAGCGCGCGGGGACGGTGCCTGGTGACCAGCTCGGGAAGGTCCCGCCGCAGCTCGTTCGTCGCCTGTGGACCCTTCCACGCCCGCACCACGCCGACGACCGCTGTGCCGTCAGGCTGCACGCTGGCCACCGCGAGGGTGGCGTGTTGGTTGTCGGGTGCGATGTCGAGGCAGAATGCCACCCGGTCGACCGCCACCACGGTGTTCGGATCGGTGAGGCTCGGGTCGAAACAATCCCGCCACCGATCGGGATCAATCGCGCTGTCCATGTGCTCGACCCACATGCACATTTTCTCGGTCATGAATCCCGCGAGTTTCCTGCCGCCCTTGGCCACGGCGGTGACTGCCTCGCCGCGCAGGGGTTCCACGGGAACGCGCCAGCCGAGGTTCGGATTCGCGGCCGCGAGCGCACGGAATTCCAGAGGGGACGATCCCGGAGGTGCCGACCATTCGAGAATGCCGAGGCGCTCGTCACCCTGTCCGGTCTCGATGAACCGGATCGCGTCGTCGCGCATGTCCTTCAGAACAACGGAGCGACTGGTGCCCGCGTTGGACAAGGCGACGATCTGTGCGTGCTCGACCGCTGTGGTCGTCGGCTCGGCAGCGTCCCAACATTCGTAGTCGTGATGCTGGCGAAGCTCGTCGAGGAGAAGCAGCTCGACCGTCAGGCTCCGTCCAGCGTCCCCGTTCGCGGCCGCGACCACATAGCGGGAACCCTCTTCGTAGGTCTGCTCATCAGGAGTGGCCCGCCACAACTGCTTTTCACCGGTACCGCGCTTGATCCCGCCCCGCGCGGGAATGTCGCCGGACAGCTCGTCGGACTTCAGCGCGAGACGGATCGCGCGCTGTAGGGAGATCTCGGCGTACGCGAGCTTCGCGGAAGTCCCGAGAACGTAGGAAACCTTGCGAACCCACAGCCAATACAACGCGAGCACGACGACGAAATCCGACTTGCCATTCTGCCGGGCAACCAGGATAAGGACCTTGCGGAAGCGCGGGATTTCGTTCGGGAGCAACTCTCCGATGTGGATCGCCGCGAGTCGCTGCCAGGGATCGAACGGCCGCCCGATTCTCTGGGCGAACTCCACCAGGTCGAACCCGTAGCTGGTCTCGGGGGTGAGCGCGCAACCGCAACCACACGGACCCGGCGGACCCGACACGAGCGGGGGCGTCATGAGCCGGGGGACGATCGAGCCGAGCACCTCGGAGCCGTGGACGTGGCCGATCGGCCACCCCACCAGCTCGTCCGGGACCACAGCCACGGCGGTCATCAACGGCCCCTCTCAGAGCCTCTGACCTCCGGTGCGGTCGCGGGTGTTCAGACGGAGTGTACTTCGGAACCTCCAGCTTGGTAGAGGTTCTCCCGACCATGATCAAGTAGATACTTATTTGTTGATGGGACGGGGTCAACAGAGGCACCTCGATCTGGGAAAAACTGGCTGATTGTTGGCATTTTCTCTTTCACAGCCACGCGGGTGGACTCGGCTCTGGGTCTCGTGCGTGCGCCTTCGTGGCTCTGTTGCACGCCTGGTGTTCGGGTCCCTGATACCTGCTGCGGTCGTGGTCGTGGTGGCCGAGGTCCCACGGTGCGCCCGCTGGAATGGGTTGGCCGCATCGTGCGCACGCGACCCGGCCGGTTGCCACGACCGGGCCCCACTCGGCACGCAGGCGCTGATGATGGGCACCGTAGCCCCGAGCTGTGGTGTTGCCCGGTCGTGGCATCGGTCACCGTCTCTCGGCGTGCGCCAGGACCCAGCGCTGCCACGGGTCGAGGGTCACGCCGAGGCGCTGCTCGACCAGCTCGACGAGGAGCCGCCTCGGCGGGTGGGTGGTGCACGGTCCCCGGTGGACAGCGACGTACCGGATCCCGTCGTCCACCAGGACTTCCAGTTCCGGGACGTCACCGAGGACGAACGGCCGACCGCAGGCCGCGCAGGTCTGCTGTCGAAGGGCGGCGCTCATCGTCCCCGCCTTCCGAGGGTTGACCCCAGGCCGACCAGATCGAGGTCGGCCAGGTCGGCGACGTCGACCAGGACGAGCCGTTCAGGTGTTGGCTGGTCGAGGTGCTTTGCGTCGTAGGTGCTGTGGCACGGCCTGCACATCGGGACGTAGTCGTCGAGGTCCAACGAATAGGGCACAACCCGTCCGTTGTGCCGCTCGGTCAACGTGTCGAGGGCGGTGCGCCGCAAGGCCCAGGTCTGCGCAGGCGCAGTCCAGCAAGCGATGCAGGTGTATTCACGGGCAGGACCACGGGCGACGACAACGCGGACGTGAGCGCCCCGGTATCCGATCATGCGGGCACCGGGGTCCGGAGGGAACGCCCGACAGGCGGTGTGGCGCTGCGGAGGGCGGCCATGATGGTGCCGTGATGCGGGGCGTCTTCGGGCAGGGCGGCGAGCCGGGGCGTGCCGTCGCTGGACCAGCCTGTCACCAATCGATGGGCAATCGCATACGACGCGACGGCGTGCCGGCTGGACTCCCACGGCTCGGCGTCGGCCGGTTCTGGCCGGGTCTCCCGCTCGGAATCCTCGTCGTGTGGCTGTTCGGCCGCCTGCTGGATCGCCTCGCGCAGCAACGCGTTCGGCCTGACCCGCGTGCGCTCCTCAGCCGGGACGCCTTCCAGGAGGCGTTCCAAACCCTCGCGAAGGCTGCAATAGATCTCGTCAAGGGACAGCACCGGCCAGGCGGCGGGGGTCTGGTCCGCCGAGGTAACGATCACCGCCTGGCCGTCGGCCTGCGCGATGGTGACGGCTGCGTGGCCGTGGCGGGTGAGCCACGTTGTCCGGTTCGTGGCCTCGGCGCGAGTGCCGTAGATCAGTCGCGCGGTGTGGGCGGTGATGCCGAGTTGCTCGAAGCCTTGCCTCAATTCCTCCGCGCGGGCCAGCACGTGCAGCGGTCCGCACCAGTCGCAGACGCGGCGGCCGCAGTCCAAGAAGCGAAACTCCATCCCGCCGGGGACCTCACGTTGCTGCGGGATCTTATGCGGGCAACCTGCGCGGGGATCCTCAAGGCGCTCACGCTGGGCCCAGCGGTACGTGGACAGATCGCCCTGGCGTCCAGCCGCCTCGGCGATCATTGCCAGGCGGCGGGGCCGATCGGCGACGGCCCATTCGAGGCGGTCCGTCCCGTCGAGCAGCAGGTCAGCGATCTGATCGAGGTCGAGATCGGCATAAGCCGAATCCCCTTGTGGGGATTGCTCTTGTATCGGCTTATGCCGATCGGTCACGGAAGGGCGATCTTGTCGGGTGGTCATGTAAGGTGTACGCAT